CCCTGTGCATTTGTTGAAATTATTGTTTTTCCAACACCAACGCTAAGATCAGTTCCATTACCCAAAGTGGAATAAATTTCATTGAAATTTGAATTTACTTTACCAGCTCCTGCCAATAAAGTATCACCATTTCCATCATTTGGATTAATTCCAGTACTAATTAATGACTTAGACATTTCTAAAGATCTTTTTTAATATTTATTAGATGTTTATGTGTAGTTTTTATATCTCAGAGGATTAAATCTTTCAATTGATGGATTTGTTGTTAGTCCAGTAACCCCATTAAGTGTATATCCTACAAATTCAATTGGATTTTTTCTTTGTGGAACTAAAATTCTTCCCCAACTATATTGACCAAATATTCTGCTATCTAATCCACGATTATCAAATGTAACTAATGTGGAATCAAAAGTCACATTATTATCATCAAAAGAAATTATATCCGGAAATTCAACAGTTGATAAATCTTGAACTCTTGTTTTAACTCTGGTCACGTAAGTAACTCCAACTCCCGGAATATCCCTTTCTAATGGCAATTGTTCATATACTTGATATATGTTATCAAAACAAGTAGTTCCAATTCCGATTATAGTTCCACCATTTGTCAATGAAATTGATCCACCACCAAGATTGGAGTTTCTAACAGTGAAGTAATATCCAGTTTGAATTCCGCTGATTGAAATTGGGTTATCATTTAATTCACCATCTCTCAAAGGTGAATTATATGGAATTAGGAGATCCATGTAAAAATATGATCCCGTTGTTCCCATACCAACAACTTCACCATAGTCTCCTTCATATGCAACATTACTAATAACTTCAGTCTTCGTGGTTGGTGGTGATATCAATACAAGTGGTGGATTAACTGAACTTACTCTAAAGATAATATTTGCAGAGAGAAGGGTATTTCTATCAAAATCATTTAATTTTTCATTATCAAATTGATCAATAAACAGTTCATCACCCACAACATATCCATTTCCCTCATCAATTATTTCAAAGTAATTGACAATATTTTGCTCAATTCCAATGTTTATTGTTGCACCCCTACCCAAACCAGTAGAAGAATTTAATTTTGCTTTATAATAAATGTTATTTTGTTTTGCCGTGCTTATGCCAGATGGGAATCCGGATCCATTAGATACAAGTTTAACATTTGATATTGGACCATATGTATATCCAAGACCAGGATTCGTAACAGTTATTGAATTAACGCTTCCAGCAGATATTGATGCTGTTGCAGTTGCTTTAAAAGTAGATCCTATACCAAATGGACTTTGTATTGTAACAGATGGAGCACTTTCATAACCCCTTCCGCCATTAATAATATTAAATGATGTTATAGTTCCAGAAGACGATACATTGCAAGTTGCAGATGCGGAAACTAAGATATTTGATGATGTTATTTCTATTTTATCCGTATAACTTGATGAAGTATTTTCCGCATCCGAATTAAACAAATTGCGCACAGATTCAACAAATATTTCTGTCGAACCAATTCCAACTGTTTGTATAATATTTGTAGTTGGTGATATTAATGGTTCATAAGAATCTCTATTTTTTAGAACCTTATTACCATTAATAATTCTATCTTCGGTTTGTTTACACCAAATAACAGGTCTAGATACGGATGAATTTATACCAACTCCAGAATATAATGTAGTTAAAGCACGATCTGATGATATTATATCAGAAATTGCTCTTTTCTTCTGTCTTAAATTAGAATCATCACTTGTAATTATTATGTCATCTCCAATTTTTATAGTCTCTAATATATCAATAAATTGAGTATCTACTGAAGATGTTCCCCTATAGAATAGGATATAAGATTTATCACCCAACTTAGGTGCTTCTTTAAATTTAATAATACTACCGCCACTAAAAGTATAAGATTCATTTGGAATTTGTATAACATCATTAATTACAATTAACAATGTTGATTCAATATCAATATTTGAACCCTTTCTGGATCTAATTGACACCACATCACCATCTAATCTCAATGAAAATCTGGTTCTAGAACCATCAAACAATTCATCTAGAGGGTCTAAGATGTCAATATCGCCAACGGACCAAGCGGAAAACTTATCATTATAAATTTGATCTACAGTTAATTGGAACTCAGTGAAAGATTTTGATGGATCTGTTGAAATTCCTAGTAAATTATCACTATCAGTAGATACTGTTAGAATATCTCCCTTCTTATAACCACTTCCGGAGTTAGATAGTTCAAATTCTAATATTCTATCTTGACCCATTTCTATATTAATATATGCATTTGTTCCAATGCCTGGGCCATTTGGTGAATCTAAACTGTATTTTAGAGGTATGTTTGTATAAGGAATGGGTGACTCAAAAATAACTACTGGTGGCGCAAATTCTTTGATTTGTGCTGTTGTTGATGATGCTATTTGATATGATGTTGTGCTTGATGCTGATACTAGAACTGCGGTTGATCCAATTCCAACAATTTCTGCCAATGGAAGAATAGTTCCTATGCCGATATAGTCGCCAACAGATACCCCGTTGAGAGATGTTAGTGGTATGATAGTGCTTCCTATAGAAACTATTGAAGACGTAGTTGTTGCATATTTTACTGGGAAATTTGTATAGGAAGAACCGGGATTAGTTATGGTAACGTTACTAGAAATATATCCACCAACTGAAGTAGTGAATCCTAGGTGTGTGGGTTCCTGTAAAGACCTTGAAGTAACTATTCCAATATCAATCAGAGAAACTTTTGGATCGTTAAGAGATACCACTACGCTTGTTGCGGTAGTTATAGCAACATTGACCGTTGCTCCAGTGCCAATTTGAATATAATTTGTACCAAATCCTACTATTGATTGGTTTTTAATCAATGACCCAATACTGATTGTATTACTATTAGAATATGGGAGTTTTTTAAATAATGAATTTCTATTATCAATGAAAATTGTTGATGATCCAGCACTAACTGATTGACTTACCTTTGTGGTAATTTCGTATTCTAAAGATTTTCTATATCCAGAACCACTGTTTCCAATACTAATATTTTGAATTGTTCCCGATAAAGAAACAACAGGAGTAGCTCCAGCGGCAACAAGAGGTTGATATCCAAATCCTCCCTTAGATGAGACAGATACAATTACTCCACCAACCGGAATGTTAGTCACATTAATGTCAATTGGATTTTGTTCTGTCCCTGATTTATCAAACAACAATGTTGTTGTCTGTGAAGTTCCAACAACTCTATAGTTTCCTCTGGGGTCAAATATTTCAGTTTTTTGTGGTATTTGGAATATATCCTTAATTAAAACTACTACATTACTAGTTGATAATCCAGTTGCGTTTTCTCCACCAACTTTTAGTATAAATTCTTCTTTTATTCCAGTGAATTGATCCGAAATATTATCAAATATGTAGTTTGTGGTGTATGTTTCTTGAGTAGATCCTATTGCAGCATTTCTTAAAAATACTCTTCCATGGAAACTTGAACTTGAAGTTATTCCAGTCCAGTCAAGGTTATCGGCAGATCCATCTGGATCACTTTCTGGAATTTTTCCAAAGGGAGCACTTTCAAAATAAATCTTATTTCCAACAATATTATAGTTTCCAGAAATCTTACTTACTAAGGAACTTGAAGAGTGTGTTGATATGCTGCTTCCCAGAGTATTTCTATCTACCAATAAAGTATTTGTGCTACCAATTCCAACTGCTCTAATCTTTAGAATTTCATTATCAATTTTTATAAAGTCTGCAGCAACAAAATCTGTAGAATCATTAACTTCAATTCTAACATCTTTAAGTGCTACATTAGCGGCGAGTGTAGTTGTTGAAGCAGTAGAAGCAATTGGAGTTTGAACAATATTATCTAAGCAAATGAAAGACTTATTATTTTGATATGTTGATGTTAATTTATGAACCGTTCCAATGCCAGCAGAGGTTAGTGTCAAAACATTTGGATTGAAGCTCAAAGATTCTTCTACGGTTGCTGCTACTTGAATAGATCTCTCATTAATTTTCACAACAAATAATTTTGATGGCAGTTTGTTAGTTACTCCGATTCCTGAAATAGTGGTAGTTGCAATTCCTATAGGAGATCCAAAAGTGGAATCATAAGAAATCTCCTCACCAGTATTAAAGTAGTGTAAATTGAAGTCAAATTGATTGTCGGATAAATTAACAACTCCAGTAACAGAACCATCAAAAACTTTTTCAAATATTGGATTGTTGTCGTATAGTAGATCAAAATCTTTCTTAATTTCTCTTTCTGTGCCAAAGTATTCGCCCTCAGAAGAAATTATTGATGTATTACCAATTTCAATAGTTTCACTATCAAGTAATGGATTTCTTAATGCCTGCGAAATTGTAAAAACTCTAACCTCAAGAGATGTATTCTCTATTGGAGTTGCATAAAGAGAAACAGTTGAACCTACTATAGTAGATCCAAAAGAACATAAATTATCTCCACTCTGGAGTATTCCATACTCAGCGATATAAGTTTCACTTCCATCATTTAAAAGATTAATTTCCGATGTTTGATATCTATTACCAATAGTGTCTGCAATTGAAACTATATGATAAGATGCTGCATAAGAACTAGAATATGATGAAATTGTAGTTATTCCCGGAACTGAAGTAGATCCTATTCCAATAAAGGATGAGAATACCTTTGAATTATCTAATACAGATTCTGAGGATGCTGTTCCCGAGGAAGAAAGTGATATTGAAGTTGTTGTAACCTTGATTGTTGAAGATATTGAAACATTAGCAGTTAAATCAACAACAACCTTTTGTGATGGAACGTCATAATATACATTATAATTTCCTGTATTTAAAATTGATGCTGAATTGTTGTTAGATAGGTGACCATAATCCAAAATTGTAGCATTATAACTATTGTCCCATAGAACAGTTAGTTCATTACATTCAACTAAATTTTCATCATCCGACTTAAGTGAAATAAGTATTTTCGAAGATCTATTAGTAGTTGAAATTCCAGCAATAGAAACTGTAGTGGTTCCTATGCCTGCTGATACTTGTTTTGTATTGGATACTATAGAAGCAATATTTCCTACATTTTGTGTGGAAATACCCACAGAATCGTTAAGTAAATTGAAATATACAAGTGATACATCAAAATCATTTACTTCAAAGTTTACAGGATAAAATTCTAAACTTCCAATATCACCCAATATTGAAAAATCAAAACTTCCAAGTTTATAGAAAGAATCTATAGTTCCATATTCGTTTATATAACCAAAATTTCCATCATTGATTAATGATACAATAGAAAATTGTCTGTCTACTGTAAATCTTTTATCTCTAACATATGCAAAATACTTTCTGTAGTTTGATGATGAAACATCAAACGTATTGACGACACTATAGGGGGTCTTTCTTGGACTATTATCAAATTGTGGACTTATATCATCTATTAGAAGAACTCTATTTCCTATCGACTCTATGTAATCTTGAATTTCAATATTTTCGAATGTTACTTCATCGGAAACTGTAATATTTGATAGTAAGAATGTATTTTCAGAAACAATATCAAAATAGTTATAGCAATTTAAATCAATATATTCAATAAAATCTGAAACTACAGATACATCAGATAGTAATGGAGAATCTGGAATGACTCTATTCTCATCTCCAAGTTCAGATTCTACTAATAAATCTCCAAATTTTTTAAATCCAGCAATATGATTTAATTTACTTACAGAATTTTCCCACTCAGAATATTGCTTTTTAGTTTTTAATGAATATGAGAAATATTGATAATAATCATTATCTGGAGTTTTTTGGAAGGAATTATTTAAGAAACCACTCTCATTTTGCCACTTTTCATTTACTACTGCAGATGAACCAACTACATACGTAGCATCAAAACTATTAACTCCAGTTATAGTTGCTATTGAAAATGTTGAATTTCCTCGAATAATTTCATTTTTCTTGAAATTATCAGTTGTAGATACTGTCAAAATCTCATTTATCGAATCCCAACCTTCAACAATACCACTAGCAGATGGAGTTGTTACAGTTTCACCAAAAATATAAGAGTTCTTTTTCAATTTTATATCGAAAACTGGGAAATATTTTTCAGGTATTACGACTGCAGATTGAGAAAACTCATCATTAAAAGTTCCAGGAACTTCACCATTATTCAGAAAATCTTTAATGTTAAATGTGATTGATCCCGTTCCACCATAATTTTCGTCAATATCATTTATCGTGAATAATTGATAATCATACTCTTTTGAATCATATCCCTTACCAGTTTGAATGAATTCAAATTCACCCAAAGATGTTAATGTTCCTATACCAACGCTTACATTTTCTATTAAAATTTTATCTCCAACTTCAAATGGGAATGGATTTGAGTTAAGAGAAAATCCTACATTTAAAAATACAGTGACGTCTTTATTTGACGGGTTATAAGAAATATCTCTAATACTTACCCCATTTGTATTACTTATTGGGACTATTCTTGGCGTTTTATTGTATAATCCATTACTGTTTTTTAGAATACTGACATGAGAATCGCCAAGATCATATTCAAGAATAACTTCTTCTGCTAATAATCCTGTTAATCCATCAAAAACAATTAATCTTGGTGGTAGTATATAATTTTTTCCTTGAGAGACTATTTCAATTTTATCAAATGAACTAAAAGGTTCTAATTTTAGTAATTCT